TCCTGAACCGCGCTTTCAACACTAGCTACACTGGTGGCGATGGCTCTGTTCTAGTTGGCTCTGCACATCCAGAGGCTACCGGCTCTCAGAGCAATATCCTGACTGTTGCAGCTGACTTGTCAGAGGCCTCACTTGAGGATATGTGCATTCAGATTATGAATGCTACAGACTCTAAAGGCTTGAAGGTTTCTCTGGTTGGTAAGAAGCTGATTGTTCCACCTCAGCTTACCTTCGAGGCAACTCGTATCCTGAAATCACAGCTTCAGTCTGGTACTGCTAACAACGACATCAATGCTCTCCGTGAAAGCGGCATGATCACTGATGGTATCGTTGTGAACCACTACCTGTCTGATCCAGATGCTTGGTTCGTTAAGACCAATGCAATGGAAGGCTTGATCTATCAGGAGCGTCGTGCTACTGAGTTCGCTAAAGACAACGACTTCGACACTGAGAATGCTAAGATGAAAGGTAGCGTTCGATTTGGCGTAGGTTGGGGTGACTGGCGTGGCGTTTACGGATCTCCAGGGGCTTGACGGCACACTTATAATTCCATATAATGCCTAGATCTTTATAGATGGAGGTTGACTATGGAATGCATGGTGTGCAAGCGGAATAAGAAGATAGCAGCGCGGGGCTTATGCTCCGCCTGCTATTCTCGCTTAAGAGAAAGAGGAACAACAGATTACGCGGAGAAGAGGGTCAGGCATAAGTGTGAGGTAGACGGTTGCGAAAGCATATCTGTTGCCAAGTCATTATGCGACCTACACTATCGCAGATATATGAAGTATGGCGATGTTAATGCGGATAAAAGGCCAGAATCATGGGGCGCTGTTTGCAATCACCCGCTTACTAACACATACAAGTGGTTCATGAGGAATCGCAACATTCGTGCCGTTTGCAAAGAATGGCAGGATGATTTTTTACAGTTCATCGCAGACGTTGGCGATAGGCCAAGCGATAGGCACAAGCTAACAAGGGTTGATGCATCACTACCAATAGGCCCTGATAACTTTTATTGGAAAGAAAATACATTCAGTAGAGGATCTTCCGAAGACAAAAGGGCTGCGGCGGCAAGATATCAGAGAGAATACAGGAAGATGCACCCGCAGAAGATGAAGCATGCAGACTTGGCTAGGCACTATGGAATTTCCCTGAAGGAATACAATGCAATGGTTGAGTCACAAGATGGTAAGTGTGCAATTTGTGGCGTAGATGAAACTCTTGAAATACGAGGTAAGACGGTTCGCCTTGCTGTCGATCACTGCCACACTACTGGCAAGGTTCGCGGCTTACTATGTGCCAAATGCAATCAAGGTATAGGCTGCCTAAAGGATGACGTTGAATTGCTGCAAAGCGCAATCGACTATTTAAGAATTAAGCAGCCTGAGATTACAGATGATGAGCTTTCAGAGTTCTCATCAAGATTGAGAGAGTCAAAGAAAGGCCGATTAGGCCACTAACAGATCCATCTCGGATCGCTAAGGCTGCCATTTGGCGGCCTTTCTAGCATCATTGCCATGCTGTGAGTAGACACTATACTACTCCGAACGAGCATAAAGATTCCCAAACGGGAAAGCTTGAACCAAATAGACTTTGGTTAATACAACCACCCCAAAGGGGTTATTTAGGAGGCTTCAATGCCATATTCAAACTATCCAAACGGATTCGCTAACGGCGTAACTGTTCGCGGCATCCCACTTGCTCAGGCTCATCCTGGTCAGGTTTTCTATGTAGGAAACTCCACAACTATCGGCGCTCCACAGCTTGTTGGTGGATCTGACGGCAATAAAGGCACGATTCAGGCTCCATTCGCCACTATCGATTATGCTATTGGCAAGTGTACTGCTGGCCGTGGCGACATCATCTATGTTCTGCCAGGTCATGCTGAGTCAATCACATCAGCAACTACCATTGCTGCCGATGTTGATGGCGTTGCAATCGTTGGTTTGGGTACTGGTACAGACCGACCAACACTGACCTACACAACTGCAAACACTGCAACCATCAATGTGACTGCTGACAATGTAAGCTTCAAGAACATCCTGTTCGTTGGCAACTTCCTGTCAATCGCATCTGCAATCACTCTCGGAGCTGCTGCATGGTGTACTGTTGAGGATTGTGAGGCTAAGGATACATCTGCTATCTTGGGCTTCCTGTCATTCATCACCACCACAGTTACAGTTAATGCAGATCATCTGCATGTGCTTAACAACAGGATTCATCAGATTTCCACCACCAACACTGTTGCGCCTATCGTTATTCTCGGAACCATGACCGGCCTGACAGTTAATGATAACCGCGTTGTATCCAGCGTTGCCCATAACAACGTATCGCGCCTTGTAAGTCACGCAGCTCTTGTTATGACTGATCTGGAAGTTATGCGCAATAAGGTTTTCAGTGTTAATACTGATACAGCTACCGGCGCTGCTCTGCTGACCACTTCAGCAATCACTGGCTCTGGCATCATCGCTGACAACGTAGTTCGCGCACTTGATGTTGCTGCTGCCATCATGGTCACTGCAACGGCTGTTCAGTACGGCTTGTTCAATAACCTGTATATCGGTGACGGTACTTCAGTGTCAGGCTTTGTGCTTCCAGCAATCGGCTCAGACGCTTAAGCCTTGCAATACAGATAAACCGTAGTATAGTAATAACCCAAATTAGGGGCTGGCGTTTGCTGGCCCCTTTTTTTATACGCATTAAGAATGAAGAACACAGGAGATTAAGAGATGCGACCATTTGAGATTGATGTAGATCCGGCAAACGTTGACCCTAACGGCATGTGCGCAGCCATTACTGGCGCTGGCCCTTGGACGATTGCAGACGCAGAGTTTGTTGCCACAAATTCGGGCGATTCACTGGCCCATAGATTAAATCTTACAAGTGCTGCGGCTCTTGGAGCGATATCCATCACGCTTGTTGGTACAGATGCAGATGACAAGCCATTAACCGAGGTGCATGCTGGCCCAGCCTCAAATACCGTTGAAACATTGAGTTACTTCAAGACACTTACCAGTGTCACCGCAAGCGCCACGCTCGGAGCTAACACTATGGACATTGGATGGGTAGATGAGGTTATGACCGCAACCTATCCAATCAACTGGCGTGGCTCAGAAGCTGCAACCTATGCAGTGAATGTTACAGGCACTGCCAACTATACAGTTCAGGAGACCTTCATCGATGTCCAGAACGTCACTGCACCGGCACAGAGCGGCGCTTGGTACGGACTGAGCGCACTGGCCGCCAAGACTGCTGATCTAGCGTCTGTTGGCACTGTCAACGCGACTGGTATGCGATTTGTGCTTAACTCATACACTGACACAGCAGAAGCTCAGATTCAGGTAGTTCAACACTGATGAGAATCACATCACCTAACGAGGGATACTCCTACCGTCCAGGAGATTACTGGATGATATGCGACTTATGCGGTTTGAAGTTCCGCCGATCTGAGATGCGCAGGCGGTGGGATAACCTATGGGTGTGCACAAATGATTGGGAGCCAAGGCATCCACAGGAGTCAGTGAGAGGCGTGAAAGAGCGCATCGCTGTTCCTGTTGCAAGGCCGGATGCCGAAACTCCCACAATGATCACGACACCAATAACGCAGGATGACTTATAATGGCGACTAGCGGATCTACTGACTTCAACACGACTGAATCATCCATTATTGATGATGCCCTGCTAATGCTGAACGCATTTGATCAGGAGGAGACTATACCTGCTGCTGATTATGCGAAGGCAAGGCGCATGCTGAACATGCTCAAGAATATGCTTGCTACAAAGGCGAATCTATGGACTACGACTGACGTTGATCACACCCTTACACCTGGAACAGAGAGCTATACCGTTGGCACTGGCTTGAATATCGACACTGCTCGCCCTCTTCGCCTACTTCATGCAAGGCGCACTGATGGCAGTGGAAACCAGATAGCAATGGATGTTGTATCGCGCCAGTATTACATGGACTTGACAACCAAGAGCACGCAGTCGGCTTGCTTGCAGGTATATTATGACCCACAGTTAGCCAATGGTGTCCTTTACTGCTGGCCTACTGGCGACACTAACAACACATCTATCACGCTAACCTTCCAGCGCCCTATTGAGGATTTTGATGCGACAGGCAACAATCCAGACCTGCCACCTGAATGGCATCTGCCACTTGTCACGCTTCTAGCCAGAAGGCTCGCCCCATCCTATCTAGGCAGTGCTCCACAATGGCTGCAGGTTGAGTCTGAGCAGATGATGCAGATGGTTGAGTCGTGGGATGAAGAAGAAGCCCCTATGTCATTTCAGCCAGCGAGTATGTAAGTGGATATCCCTCTAACCTTCGAGCATAGCGACTCTGCTCAAGATAATCCGCAAGAGCTTATCAATATGTACGTTGAGATTGATGCCGGTGGCGGTGAGGCTCCTTATGTATTGAGGGGGACTCCTGGGCTTGAGCTTTACAAAGACACTGGCGATGCACGTGAAACAAGGGGTGGATACATTCTTGAGGATGATTCTCTTCTCACTGTGATTGGCGACAAGCTCTATAAGATAACATCTGCACTTGTGCAGACTACAATAGGGACGCTGTCAACCAGCACTGGCGTTGTTGAGTTTACCGAAAACCCTACTCAGGTGCTGATTGTAGATGGCTCCACCCCTGGCTATGTGTATACCATTGCAACCAGCACGCTTGCTGCTGTTGTATCAACGATCACCCCTGAGTCGATCACATTTCAGGACACCTATGGTATTGCATCAGAAAACTCCCTAGAAAGGATATATATATCAGGGATCAATGACTTCACATCATGGGATCCATTGGATTTCACGACTACAGAGGCGCAGCCTGATCCTATCGTTGGCGTTTTCTCCATCCATGAGGATGTGTGGGCATTTGGCTCAAAGACTACTGAAATCTACTACAATTCAGGCGCTGCTGATTTTCCTTTCATTCGCAGGCAGGGAACAGTCCTTGATATCGGATGCAGCTCACAGTACACCATTGCTAAAGCTGAGAATCAGCTGTTTTGGCTTGATGATAAGGGATTCGTAAGGCAAGCGTCGGGCTATCAGGGTGCAATCATCTCATCGCGGAAGCTAGAGCGTGATATTGCTGGCAAGGATTGGTCAACGGCTAAAGCGTACACATACGCGCAGGCCGGACATACATTCTATGTGCTGATATTCAACGACACGACATGGTGTTATGACCTATCCACTCAGAAATGGCACAAGAGATACGGACTGAATAAAGCTTGGGCTGCAAACTGGATTCACCAGAAAGGGAACCTTGTTGTTGCTGGCGACAGTCTCAATGGCAAGATTTACCGGCTAAAAACTGACACGTACACAGATGATAGCAACCCAATACGATGGGAGGCTACAACTCGCGAAGTTCAGATGGATAGGAAGAAGGTCAATCACCGATCACTTGAGTTAATTATGGGCGTTGGCGCTGGTAGCGGTCAGATTATGATGAGCTATTCAGATGACCGTGGCAAAACATGGAGCAATGAGAAGATCCGTGAGTTTGGCCCTATCGGTGAATATGGAAAGCGTGTAATGTGGAAGCGTTTGGGCGCATCAAGGAACAGGATATACAAGTTTGCCGGAACCTCAGAGCTTGACCGCACATTGATCGCGGTGAATCTCATAGGAGAGCCACTTGGCGTTTAGCACCTTAAAGCTGCCGTTCTCCAAGTTCATGGATGATAGGTTTAACGATATATCAAGACCGTGGCGCGACCTTCTTGAGGCAATGCTTATGAATATGTCTGACATATACACCAGCGGAGAGAACAGGTTCACGGTTGTTGATGCAACTACATCGCTCACAGCAGGAAGCAGTCAGATAATCCTTGTTGATGCAACAGCAGGCGCAGTAACTGTGACGCTGCCAGCCATTGCTGATGCGCCAAAGTACAGATACATCATTAAAAAAATAGACTCATCTGCCAATTGGGTGACAGTTGACGCAGACGGATCAGAAACGATTGATGGAGCATTGACTATGGTTATTTCTACTCAGTATGACGCACCAAGCTTTGTTCCTCATGGCACAGAATGGAGCATAGTATGAGTTTCTATGGATGGGTGCGAGATACGGCAGGGAACCTATTTGGATCTTCTGCATATCCAATCAATACTAAGGCAGGGACTGGAGACTTAACAAATGATGCGTGGGGAACTCTAAAAGTTTCCAATGAAGTTTCAATTTTTCATGGCGTGTTCACTTATGATATTCCTACATCCATGTGGCTCGTCACTGAAGATGGCGTAGAGGTTCCAACTGCAACGTCAACAAGGGTCACATCTATAGCAGGCAGAGCCAACGTAACATCTGGAGCGACCCCAACCAATAAGGCAGTCATGGAGACTCGCAGGCATCCAAGGTATCAGCCGAATAAGGGCGCACATTGGGCTGGCTCTTGTGGATTCCCTGACGCAAGTTTGGATGGCATCTGCAAGGTTGGCATGCTTACCAATGGCGAGAGTGGTGTATATTTCAAGACTAAAGGTGATGGCGAACTATACGCATGCATCACATCGGCAGGCGTAGAGACACATGAGGAACTAATAACCTTCCCGTTCACCATTGATATTACAAAGGGCAATGTCTATGACATTCAGTACCAATGGCGTGGAGTAGGCAATTACAAGTTCTTTGCTGGCAATCCTGCAACAGGTGCTATTGAGCTTGTCCACACTATCGAGTTCCTGAATACACTTGACGCATCATTGTCCATTGATAATCCAGCCATGAGCTTGGGCATGAGCGCAGAGAACGTCAGCCAAGAGGTTAGCGTTTGGGCTGGCTGCTTTGATGTTGGTTCAGAGGGCGGACAGAGGGAGAAGATCCAGTATGCACAGCATTCAGTCACGCAGGCTATAAATTCACCTAACCCACTAACAGCCATCAGATCACCACTCTTGATCGCTGGCAAGGTAAACACAAGAGACATTGAGCTGTTAAGGCTCTCTGCATTTTCTACAAAGAAGGCGACCATTGAAGTTTATAGAACAAGGGACTTGACGCTCCTTACTGGTGGCACATGGAATACGATACAGACAGGCAGTTATATCGAAGCAAACGATACGCTGACCGCCGCCACAGTCGCGTCAATGGAGCTTTTTACAACGATGAAACTGCAACCAAACACTTACTTTTCAATAGATAATCCGCACCCTGAAGCTGTGGAGCTTTATCTTGTGCATGGTGATTACCTTGTCTTTTACCTTACTTCTGGGACTACACCTACGATTGATCTTTCAGTTGAGTGGGGCGATGAAATCTAATGAATAACGAGAGGTCGAAATAATGGCAGCATCACGCGCACAAGTTAATCTAAATAAAGCACCAGCACTACCGGCTGCACAGAATTTTGCAGAGCTTCAGGCACAGATACTAGCTCCAGCACAGCTTGCCTCGCAGGTCTCGGCTCTAAGAGATAAGATAAGCAACTCTAGCAACCGCACTAAGACAGCACAGTTTAAGACACAGCTTAGAGACCTAACCTACTCTCAGGAGGTGTTGAAGAGGCAGGTTGCTGGCGTAGGTGCATACACACAGAAGCTCAATAACGTCAAGGCTGCTGAAGCAGCATATAACCGAAACCCGAATCCTCAGACTGGCAAGATATACAACGATGCTCTTTCAATGGCTCTTGTTGTCCCTGATATGCCAGACAAGCGTGGAGTTAAGAAAGCCAATCCAGCAGCGCAATCTCTTGATATTGCAGCGCAGGAGATGGGCTTCGATACAGCAGCAGCAAGTGAAAAAGTAAATCAGATGGTTGCCAAGGGTCATGTAACGAGGGAGGCAGCAGACAGTTGGGGTAAGGTACTGACAGGTGCTCTCACTGCTGGTTCGGTTGTAGCAGCTGCTGCTGTAGCTATTGCTAATGGTGGGACTGCCCTTCTGGGAGCTATGGCTCCTACTACTGGAGGAGCTACCGCAGCTGGTGGCGCAGGCGCTCTAGGAGGAACTAGCTCTGTCGCAGCAGCAAACCCTCTCATGGCCGCAAATGCTGCATCTCAGGCTGGAGTAGGAAGCGCACTGACAAGTGGTGGAAACCTGATGGCTGCTAATGCAGCAGGGCAGGTCGGTATGGGTTCAGCTCTAGCAAATGCTGGAATCACAGCGGCTGGCGCTGCAATCAACCCCACGCTCGATGCTATGAATGTCGTTGATCTTGGCGGGACTTCACCTGTTGGATCTACTAATGCTGCTGGCCTTGGCACTCCCAGCCCAACGGCACCACTTGGCACAACTCCACCCCCTGGACTGTCTGCAATAGGCAGCGCAGCATCTAAAGCATCATCTATATTCGGAGGCATCAGTAATGCTGATTTGCTCAAAGCTGGAGTTAGTGCTGCATCGATAGGAGCAGGAGCATTGTCAGCGTCACAATCAGCAAAAGCAGCGTCAAGAGCCTCTGATGCAAGCGTTGCTGCTACGGACAGGGCTACTCAGACACAGTGGGATATGTACAAGCAGAGCAGAGCAGACCAGATGCCTTGGCTTGAGGCTGGCAAGAAGTCGCTGGCAGACCTTAGCACTCAGATTGAGGCTGGCCCTGGTGACTTCACAAAGTCCCCTGGATATGAATTCAGGCTGAAAGAGGGTGAGAAGGCAATCCTACGCAATAAGGCTGCAACAGGTGGAGTTGCGAGTGGCGCAACACTCAAGGCGCTGGAGAGCTACGCTCAAGGCACTGCATCCAATGAATATGACAGGTTCCTATCGCGCTACTACGACAGGCTCAAGCCTCTTCAGTCTATGGCAGGCGTTGGTCAGACCACGGCAACCAATGTTGGAGGTCAGGCGCAGCAGACAGGGGCTAATGTTGGCAACCTTCAGACTCAGGCAGGGCAGGCTCAAGCCGGAGGATATATCGACAGAGCAAACGCATGGACAGGCGCTCTGCAGGGTAGTGCTAATGCACTTGGCACAATATGGGGTAATCGCTAATATGTTTTTCTTAATAGGAGATTTCAATGGCTAGTAGATTGAGAACATTCGACCCATCGCAGGCCGTTGACCGTTATTATCAGGGTCAAGACAGGCAGCGCGCAAAATCCCTTCAAGACTACCAAGTGGGCAGACAGCAGAAGGCAGATGAGCGTGCTGATATAACTTTCCAGCAGCAGCAAGAGGATCGACCCAAGCTACAGGCTATTGCAGATCGCAAGCAGAGTGTGGCTGATGATCAGAACCTGCAGCAGGAAGCCTTGCGCATGGCTACAATGATCAATCCTGATGCCCCTGACTTTAATGAGCAGGTTATGGCAGGAATGGACAGGTACACTCAGAAGATGACTGAGCTTGGCTATGATCCACAGGTCATCAGGGCACATTCTGAAGAGGTGTTCAATAGTGGCGCACTTACCCCTGACGGTATCAAAGTACTGCAGGAGAAGGCTGGCATGAGACGCAAGCCTGATGAAGACAAGGGGCTTTCAGCATATCAGTTAGAAAACCTGCGCCTTGGTTACGAAAGGCTGAAGCCAAAACCTATGACACCACTGCAGGAAAAGCAGATGTCTAAGATGGAGAGAGAAGAGGCTGCTGCTAAAACCAAGTCTGTCGATGAAACCGCATCGGCAATCGCTGCAATGGATAGCACTATTGGAACAATCGACAGGCTGCTTGAGGGTGACGCACTAGAGAAGGCTGCTGGATGGCAGTCAACATTCCCTACGGTTGGAGGCACTGACGCTGCAAACTTTGAAGCAATGCTAGAGACACTCCAGAGTCAGGCATTCTTGTCACAGGTTAAGCAGATGAAAGGCATGGGCGCGCTCTCTGAGAATGAGGGCAAGAAACTCGGCGCTGCTATTGGTTCGCTTGATCTATCTATGAGCGATGAAGCGTTGAGAAAAGAACTTGGGCGCATCAAGGATATTATGGGTGTAGCGAAGAGAAAGGCATCACTAATGAATGTTGATGTGCCTGCCACTCAGCAGGGCGGAGCCATTGACTTTGGGAGCCTTCCATAATGGACGTAACACTACCAAACGGACAGGTCTTAAATAATGTTCCAGACGGCACAACTAAGGCTCAGATTGTTGAGAAGCTGAAGGCAGGCGGACACGACGTTAGCTGGTACAGCGAGGCATCTGCTCCAAGCAGGCCACAGAGCGTTGACGAAGCCATAGCGCTTATTGGGCCAGAGGGTCAGATGGATGCCCCGTCGCCACGGCCTGAGCCACAGCCAGAACAGTCGCTGGCAGATACAGCCGTTGGCGCATTGGAGGCTGGCGCTGCTATGGCTACAGGAGCAACTACTGGCGCTCTCGGCTATGCCGGTGGCGCAATCAAGGGTATTGCTGAAGAGGTGGCATCTGGAGAGTTCGGCTCTTATGACGCTGCAGATAGGGCTAAGAAGAGTGCTGAGGCTGGTGCTGCTGCATTGACCTATGCACCACGAGGCGAATCAGGGCAAGAGATAGTCAAGACCGTTGCAGGGGCGATTGAGCCACTAGCCGCGCTGACTCCTCTAACTGCTGAGATCTCTGCAATTCTGGCAATGCCAAAGGGCGCAAGGATAAAGACAATTACGCCAGAGCAAATAGATTCAGCTGCACCATCTATTGCAAAAAGCATGGCTGAAAAGTTCCAGACCCCATCCAAGAAGAAGATTGCTGCACTGATTCAGGAAGATCCAAGGAATACAGAGGTTGTAAAGTATATCGTCAAAGGCTCAGGCAGGGTAGGCAAAGACAAGAACGCTATGGAAGCCATAAGGCAGGGCTTTGATGAATCAGTGATAGCAGCAGTGAAGGGGTCTAAGACTCAAGACGTTGAAAACATGCTGCAGATGATGAAGGTACTTCGTGCTGGCAAGAAAAACGCAGTATATGCAGCCGAGAACAGACCGACAGATATAGTAGGTGACTCTCTGGCGAGCAGGATTAAGCACACTGTTGGAGTGAAGAACAAGGCTGGTCAAGACATTAAGGCTGTCAGTCGAACATTAAGAGGCAAAGATGTTGATTACTCTGGCGCAATGGATGGATTCCTTGGAGAGCTTGCAGACAACGGTGTTAATCTTGAGTACAAGAATGGTCGCGTAATTCCCAAATTCAAAGGTTCTGCGTTCCAGGGGAATCAAGCATCCGAGCGACTGATTAAGCGCATAGTTAACAGGCTGTCAGATGCAGCAGGGAATGACGCTCTTGATGTGCATTTGGCAAAGCAGTTCATCAGCGAAGAAGTATCGTTCGGAGCCAAGTCAAAGTCTGGACTGCCAGCGAATGCAGAGATTATCGTGAAGAATCTGCGTAGAGGGCTTAATGAGTCACTGAACGATAGGTTTCCAGCATATAGAGATGCAAACTCTAGGTACTCAACAGCCAAGGGCGCATTAGACAACGTGCAGAAAGCAGTTGGAACATCTGTAGACCTGACTAGGGCAAATGTTGATAAGTCTTTGGGTACATCGCTGCGCAGGATACTCAGCAACGCTCAGTCAAGGGTTGGCCTTCTGGACTCAATCAAGGAGCTTGAATCGATAGTCAAGTCAACAGGCGGCAAGGTGTCTGATGACATTATCTCTCAAGTCATATTCGCAGATGAGCTTGATCGCATGTTTGGAGCACCAGCAAAAACATCACTCAAGGGTCAGACAGAGCAAGCGTTGAGGCGCGGTGCAGATGTGGCTAGAGGGCGTGGGCTGACTGAGATCGGCATTGACGTTGCAGGGACGCTTGTAGACAAGGCTCGTGGCGTAACTGATGAAAAGGCTATTGCAGCCATTGAAAAACTATTAAGAGACAAGGCCGGAAGGAGCAAATAATGGCATCAAGAGCAGGATACCCACTTTTCAAGGCATTCACTAACGCAGGCGCATTGCTTGTTGGTGGCAAGCTTTACACCTATGAGCCTGGAACAACCACTAATAAGGCCACATATACGGATGCAGGCGCTACAACGCCTCATACTAATCCTATCATCTTAGATGCAGCTGGCGAGGCCGAGGTATTCATTAGCGGAAACACTAAGTTCGTGCTAAAGGACGCTGATGATGTTCAGATATGGTCAAAGGACAATATCATCGACTCAGTATCAAGCACAGAGTCTTTATCTGGTGTATCTGGCGTTGATACGATTACCGCAAATGCTGCCAATCCACCAACTGCATACGCTGCCGGTCAGAGCTGGACTTTAACTTCTGCAGGCGCAAACACTGGAGCTGTTACTCTAAACATATCTGGCCTTGGGGCCAGGGCAGTTACCAGGAATGGAGCGACAGCTCTTGAGGCTGGTGATATTCCATCTGGAGCTTCTATAATGCTCATTGATGATGGCACAAGGCTGCAGATTGCAAACCCTGCAATTGTTTCCGCTACCACCACAAAGGCAGGGAAGGTAGAGCTTGCAACTAACGCTGAAACAGTAACTGGCACAGATACAGCAAGAGCAATAACTCCAGCCAACGCGACAGCTAAAATGTCTGCCCCTGGGCCTATCGGTGACACCACTCCATCAACTGGAGCATTCACTACTGTTAACGGGCGTGACATCGCTGCCGATGGCTCTGCCCTTGATATTGTCGTTATAGGTGCAACTCGGCAGACGTTTACCACATCTGGAACATGGACTAAGCCTTCTGGATGCAAGAAGGCACTTGCTCGCGTTCTTGGCGGAGGCGGTGCTGGCGGAGGCGTAACTGGATCTGGTACTGGTAATGCAGGCGGTGCTGGCGGAGGTGGTGGCGGATACGCAGAGAAGATGATTGATGTATCAGCAATCGCGTCATCTACTATTACTATCGGAGCAGGCGGAACTGGTGTTTCAGGAGCGGCTGGAAATGCTGGAGGTGACTCTACATGGGCTGATGGCACAAATACTGTAACTGGTGGCGGTGGAGGTGGAGGCAGCAGCGTAGCTTCATCTGCTACATCGACTCATGGCGGAGATGCCTCTATTGGTGCAGGCGGCGCTGGTACTGGCGGAGATGTTAATGGCACTGGCACACCTGGCGACAGGACTAACACTGATAATAACTTTAGTACAGCTATGGGCGGAGATGGAGGTGACTCTATATTAGGCGGAGGCGGCAAGGGGTCGATTGCGAATAATACCTCAACCGCAGGCATCATCGGATCTGGATATGGTGGCGGCGGAGGCGGTGCATCAAACGAGCTAAGCGCAACTAATGAGGCAGGCGGAAATGGTACAGATGGCATAATTATCGTTGAGGAGTTCTACTGATGAGAAGCGCACTAATTGAGAACGGAATTGTAACTAATGTGATCTTAGGTTCGATGGCTGGTTATATCCCATGCGGCAACGATGTAGGCAATGGATACTTGTATGATGGCGCTGTATTCTCAGCCCCTCCGCCACCTCCTGAAGTGTTGGCGGAAGAACAGGAGAAAAAGTGCAATGATATGAAGGGCGCTATGATGTCTCAGATTCTTGAGGGTCTAACTACAAATGGCATACTTATGGATTGCAGTTTGGCGAATGCGTCGGTATTTGATTTACGGTATAGGCATGCTGTGGACAAGTCATCTGCAACGATTAACATCACAGACTACAACAATAACACTCATCTTGCAGTTCCTATTGCTAATGCTCTTGCAATGAAGCTTGAAATAGGAGATCATCTTGTTGCATTAGATGACAAATGGCAGGCAAAAAGAACTTATATCAATGATGCATCTCGAACTATTGCAGAAGTTCAGGCTGTAACATGGGGATCGGTGGAGTAATGGCTAAGAAAACAAGAAAGGTTGCAAGCATCGTGCCGACAAAGCCACGGAGTAAGCCTCCAAAGCATAGGGTAGGCAAGAAACAAGTGAAGCGTAAGGCTTAACGGCTTGCGTAATCTTTTAATAGCTCTCGGCTTATGCCTTGTCGCTGGCAAGGGGCATTTGCTGTTTGATGGTGACGCTGAATGGTATGCGTATCAGTATGGATCAATAGCGCAGCAGTTCATTCTATCGGTGCTTTTATACACCAGATACGGATATGAGGCGCTGAAGGTCAAGTCAGCAGCCTATATCATCTGCGTATTGCCCCCTGTAGAGGCGATCTTGCTATACTCAGACGCTTTTCACCTTGAGTTGCTTGCCGTGACATCAATCGTCACAGTGGGATGGCTTGCGTTCGCTATTTTCAGATCATACGAAATCAATTCGGTAGTGCCGGATATTGGTCGCGTTTACATGGTAACACATAAGCCGGATGACTTTAAGACATTTGTGGTGTCGCTATTCAATCTGAAGATGCCGCTCGGTGGGTCAGGCGTATGGATCAACGGCAACACGTACTCTTTTCATCATGGTAAATTCGAGATGCATGCAAGACTGCCAGCGAATACAATATTTATTGAAACAGGAATAGAATCAAAGCCTGAGATTGAGGCTTATCTTATCGGTAAAATAGGCCAGCACTGGACGCTACTCAACAATTGCCTTACTACTTTGTGGAAGGTGCGCCATGTGCAGCAATGACGAATTGAAAGATGAAATAGACAGTCTTAGGGATGAGTTTGTGAAGTTCAAGGATGATACAGACAAGAGCATCAGGCTATTTGCAGTCCAGCTTGAAACGATTGATTCAGGACAGAAGGAGATGCTTGAGGTGTTCCATGCCGGAACTGGTGTGCTATCGTTTATCAAGCTTCTGGCAAGCATAGCTGCATCACTAACTGCAATCGGTGCATTCTGGTTTATGATAACGAACTGGTCAGGGTGGAAGGGGTGAATATGACTGAATCAATTTACGAACTAATCAAGCGGCATGAAGGGTTAAGACTCAAGCCATATAAATGTACTGCCGGAAAGCTGACTATCGGAGTTGGCCGCAACCTTGACGATAACGGCATATCAGAAGAAGAGGCAATGATGATGCTGCATGCTGATGTGCATAATTGCATTGATAGCCTGCATGCCTTCTCATGGTTCCACACTCTCAATGAGGTTCGCCAGAATGCACTGATTGATATGGTGTTCAATCTTGGCATCACAAGGTTCAAGAGGTTCAAGAAAATGATTGCGGCTTTAGACGCTGGCGATTACGGCAAGGCAGCAGATGAGGCACAAGATAGCGCCTGGTATAATCAGGTTGGCAGCAGGGCTGTTGAAGTTTGCACAATGATTAGGCATGGGGTGTAGATATGTCATTTGATCCATTATCAGCAGCATTAGACGTTGGCGGGAAGCTCATTGATAAGCTTATCCCTGATCCAGCAGCAAAGGCAAAGGCAAAGCTTGACCTGATGACCTTGGCACAGAATGGGGAGTTACAGGAACTTGAAACTCGCATGTCTGCAATCTTGGCAGAGGCTAATTCATCCGACCCTTGGACAAGCAGAGCGCGGCCATCGTTCCTATATGTGATTTACTTGATGATATTGGCCGCTATCCCTATGGGCTTTCTAACGGCTTTTAGTCCTGAGACTGCCCTAGCGGTAACAGAAGGCATGAAAGATTGGCTGGCGGCGATTCCTGACTCTATGTGGACGTTGTTTGGGGCTGGTTATCTTGGCTATGCCGGAGCAAGGTCGCTTGATAAGCGAGTTAAGAAATGATCGAGAAGATCAAGTCTAAAGCATCATGGCTCCTACATGGCGCTGCATACACTGGCCTGATAATATACGGCGCTAATCTTCTAATCGAACATGGCGAGATGAAAGC